GACTCTAACTCTCGCTACTGCTGCTGATGATCCTGTCTGCGCTTATGCGATTGACGACTCTGCTGATAAATGTATGGCTGCTTTTGCCTTCTAATATCAGTTAGGAAAATCTAGCTCCTTGGATGATGGTCTGAGGGGCTATTTTTTTGCCCCATGAAAGTATAAAGTGACTTTTTATTACACACTAATAGGAACCATTCTATGAGCATGATTAATACCCCCGTAGTAAATGCGGCAACAGCAGAGCAGATTGCTCGTAATGGCGGTAAAGGGCTTCAAGAGGACGATCCACCCCTATTACGGTTTGTTGAGGGTACGGTTGTTGATGTCAATGCGACTGAAAAGCAAGGTCGAACGGTCTATCTACCTCAAGTGAAGGTGTTTATCCGCGCCATTGGCGATACTAAGTGTGAAACCCCTGATATTGTTGAAGGCTGGCGTGTTGAGGAAAAGCTCATCGAGAAAACCCGTAAGAAGAAGGTTTATCGAACACGTGAAGTTGAAGGTGAGGTTCGTGAGATTGAAGAAGAAATCGACGAACGCTATGAAGAATCCTATTTCTTCAACGTCCCGTATACGCCCTGGTTCGATAAGATCAAAGAGCGCCTACATCACGGCCATATCTCACAACGTTATTCTGATGCTTGTCACGCGGCTTATACTCGCTGGAAAGAGAAGCATTCTGACCCTATCGACGGGACTCCGGTCATTAGTTGGAACATGGTGAACATGGCTCAACAGAAGAATATGGTTGATTTGGGCGTTGTCTCGATTGAGTTAGCGGCTGAAATGAACGAAGAAACAATGGATGCTCTAGGCATGGGCGCGCGTGAGATTAAGAAGAAAGCGATCAATTATCTCAAGTCTTCTACTCAGGAAAATGCTGAAATTATCGCTCTTAGGGCTGAAAACGCTCAATTACGCGAAGAAGGCGAGTTTAAAATGTCTGCTGTCGAGCAAAAACTTGCTGATTTGCAAGAAAGAGTCGAAAATACCCCCAAGAAACGCGGCAGACCACCTAAAGGGGTAGAAGGTAATGGCACTACTGGGGATGATTCAGAAGGTAACGGGTAGGATAGGTATATCAACGCCTACGAACGTCATAGGCAATAGTGATTTACAGATCGTGCAACTTCTGGCAATAGCTCAAGAAGAAGGCGAGGACTTAAAGGACAGATTTCAATGGTCTGCTCTGGTTAGAAATAACACGTTCACGCTGACTTTGGCTGCTTCCCAAGGCGCTCTAAACGGTACGGTTATCTCCGATGGAGATTATGACTACATCACGAATCAAACGATGTGGAACCGTACCACTAGCTTGCCCATCATTGGCCCGCTCAACTCCAAGTCCTACCAAACACTTCAAGCCTTTCCTGTTACCGGCCCATATCAACAATGGATGCTGCGTGGCAAGAATCTAATTATAGATCCTACCCCAACATCTGCTGATACAGCGGCTTTTGACTACTATTCAACCAGCTTTTGTGAATCCTCCGGTGGTACTGCTCAACAAGAGTGGGCTGCTGATACGGATTTAGGTCTTTTAGATGAATCTCTAATGGCTTTGGGTATTCGCTGGCGATGGCTGAAAACCAAAGGTCTTGAGTATGCAGAGGACTTTGCGACTTATGAGCGTAGAGTGACTGATGCCATGGCTCGGGATGGTGGTAATGAGACATTGAGCCTTGAGTCTAGGGATAGAGATTATCGTCAAGCGGGCATTATTATTCCAATTACAGGTTATGGCTCGTGAGACAGCCTGCATTTAGGAAAAAAACCCAAGGACGCCAAGTATCAACGCCAGCTTCTCTGCCTGCTCCTACGGGTGGTTGGAATACGCGGGATAACCTGGCAGATATGAACGAATTATACGCTGCATCCACAGATAACTGGTTTGGTGAAACAACGGATATTCGGGTTCGCAGAGGATTTGTAGACCATGTAACGGGTGCTGGTGCGGCAATAGAAACGCTAATGCCTTATAACTCGCAGGATAGTACCCAAACACTCTTTGCTGCTGCTGGTGATTCGTTTTATGACGTTACTTCAGCGGGCGCTATAGGATCGGCAGTTCAGGGCAGTCTTTCTAACGCTCGGTGGCAGTACGATAATTTCACAAACTCTGCTGGAACCTCCTATTTAACGTGTTTTAACGGTGCTGACTCGCCTAGATACTGGAATGGTTCCACGTGGACAACTATTACGGGCGCTTCTTCTCCTGCTATTACGGGTGTGACGACGACTGATATTGTCAATTCCTTCGTATTTAAGCGTCGAATGTACTTAATACTGAATAACTCGCTTTCACTCTATTATCTCCCCGTTGACTCAGTTGGTGGTGCTACAAACAGAACTCGGCTTGATGGTTACTTTGATCGTGGCGGGTATATTGTCGCTGGCGGTAGTTGGACACTGGACGGTGGTGACGGTATAGACGATAAATTGGTCGTTATATCCTCTGAGGGGCAGATTGCGGTCTTTAGAGGAACTAATCCATCATCTTCATCCTCATGGGCCTTAGAGGGCGTGTGGAACGTTGGAGAGCCTATTGGACGCAGGTGCTTAATCAAGAAAGGAGGTGATCTGCTTATTCTGACCATTGCAGGGCTATTTCCTCTATCTAGGGCACTAATTTCATCCAATGATGAGAAGGCTGTAGATGAGAGCGTTTCTCTGACCTACAACATTGAACAGTCAATGAGGGTTTCAGCAGAGCAATATAAGACCAATTATGGCTGGTCTATGTCCTATTTCCCTGGTGGCAATCAGTTATTTTTAAACGTTCCGGTAGTCGAAGGCTCTGAACAGCAACAGTATGTAATGAATACCACGACTTCATCATGGTGGCGTTTCACCGGCGTAGAAGCTAATTGTTGGGCAGTCTTTAACGAGGATCTGTACTTTGGCGGCGCAACGACTGTCGGTAAGTTTGGCGCTGTCTTCGCTGATAATGGCGAGGATATTCGTACTAATATGAAGCAGGCATCCTCATATCTTGGCGAGAGAGGGCGTTTAAAGCAGGTCAAAGCGATGCGGCCGAACTTCTTGGCTAATGGTATCCCGAGTGTTTCAGTGGCATTTGCTATTGATTTCGGTGATCAATCACCTGATACCTCTTTGAGCTTTACCCCCTCATCATCCGGTACTTGGGATGGCGGCACTTGGGATGGCGGGATATGGGGCGGCGATGTTAGCGCCTTCAATGATTGGCAGACAGTTGGTGCCGTGGGTACTGCACTTAGCTTGAGAATGATCAGCGTTACAAACGGCCTAGATTGCAGATACACTTCAAGCGATATATTATACGAGAATGGCGGGGTCATTGGATAAGTACCATTTCATACCTGCAACAGCAGAACACGCTCAGTTGCACAACATGGCATTTGATGATTTTAGCATTTGTGGGATAACGGCTGTAAAAGAGGGTAAGATTGCAGCAGTTTGCACATTAAGCGAGTGGACTGAGAGTTCATGCAGTATCCACATGGTAGTTTTAGACCAGTGGGTTTTTAAGAACGGCTATTTAGAAGAAGTTTTTAACTTTATATTTTGTGAATCTGGCCGAAGTGTCGTGATTGCGACTGTTAGATCAGACAACGCTCAACTCAAACGATTCGTGAATAAAGTCGGATTCAAACGTGTTGGTGTTATTCCAGATGGTTATAAAGTAGGTGTTGATTACGAAATCAACGTAATGCTTAAAAAACATTGTAGGTATATCACTAATGGGATTCCTTTCACCGGACGCACCGAAAGCACCGGACTACGCAGCGCAAGCAGTAGCACAGGGCGAGGCTAATAAGGACGCGGCTTATCAAACGGCTGTTCTTAGCAATCCGAACATCTATACGCCAACAGGCTCTCAGACCACTACTTGGGGTCAAGCTAATCAGGGTCAACCTGGCTCAACTTCGACTCCTTGGCAAGACCAGTCTTTAGCGGGCGGTCTTTACTCGCCTACTGGTGGTGCTAGTGGGAATTGGGGTGGTCAACAGCCTCAAGGTGGCGGTGGGTGGAATAATCAACAGCCTCAAGGTGGAAACCCAACCCCTTCAAACCCTCTTAATCCAGTTGGCGGTGGCGGTGGCGCTCCTCAATATGGACCTCCTCCTCAGAATAACTCTCAAGTTGGGGGCAACAACAACCCTAACCAGTTCCGGCGTCCCGGTGGTCCTCAAGGCGAGAATATTAATGGCGCAAGGTCTTCTGATCCTGCCCAAGCTGGGAATATCGGGTGGAACCCACAAACAGGGCGGTTAGAGTACCCTAATGGCAATACTTTCGACCCTTTTAACCCAAATGGCGGGGGTACGCCTTCTCAAATAGCAGGGATTCCTCAAGCAACGGTTAATCAGAATTTATCCCCTACTGAACAGGCCAAGATGGATAAGAATGACCTTCTGCAACTTTCATTACT